TTTTTCATTATTAGTCAGTCCTTTTTATTTCTATTTTACCTCATTTCCTTGCAATTTGGGACTGCACTTTTATGATAACACTCCATATCAATAATTTTACTTTTCAGCAGATCGCTTTTGCCATTGGCAGCTATGACGAGAGTGTGCCAAGGAAGAAATTAAAAATATTTTTAACACAATCCGAAAAATCCGACGAAGAAAAATTATAATGTAATAGGGAAAAGCTTTGGTTCTTTGCGTGGTACTTGTATTTAAAAGTTACTTTTCCTGAAGATTGATATTTTATTGTTGGCAACAGTGTCATTAGTTGAAAAATTTAATCTGTTGGCGTAAATGGCATAATTGGCATTATTTTGAAGCCGCAGAGTTTTAATAAGAAATTAGTATAAATATAGAGAAGAAGGTGTTATATCACAGGCGTGATCATAGCGCCTTCTTAAATGCACATCAGCAATGATGTGTTTTTTAATGCAAAAAAACAAGGAGGGGAAAGTCACATGGTCATGACCTTGTGTTATAAATGCGCTGATGTGATCAGCGAGGATAAGACGCAAACGATAAATAGATTGGATGATGAGCAGAAAATAAAAGAACCATGCTTCATGTGTAGAAAGCCGGGGTTTGATTACATTGTAAGTGATAAGGAGAATACCAATGGCAAAGGATTGGGCCAAGGGATTCTATAATAGCAAAGCATGGAAGGATTGCAAGCGGTCTTACATCCAATCAGTCCATGGTTTATGTGAGAGCTGCTTAGAACAAGACAGGATCACACCCGGTTACATCTTGCATCATGAGGTCTGGCTGACTCCTGACAACGTTAATGATCCAGGTGTTACATTGAACTGGAATAATTTGAAATATGTTTGTCAGCATTGCCATAATTATATCCATATGAGTGGAGATGGGCCAATAGATGAGCGTTATTGTTTCGATGAGAGTGGAAATTTTATTTTAAATGATAATTCAGCACTCCCCCCATTCAAATAATGAAAATTACCAAACAAAAGACCGATGGGGATCCTCCGAAAAATACGCAGGTCAAACACCTGACCCCCTACCTGAAAGGATGTGATAAATATGGCGACTAAGAAAGAATTGACGAAAGATATACGAATCAGCATGGAAGAAGATAGACTTCGAAAAATTTACAGTAGCATAGACGAAGATAATAAAGCGATCATTGATGGCTTAATTCAGAGAGCGGCCTATATGCGGATTACCCTGGAAGATTGGGAGCGTGATATTGACGACAATGGTTTTATTGAAATGTTTACGCAATCAGAAAAAACAGCACCATATGAACGGGAACGTCCGGTGATTCGGCTATACAACACCATGAATAAAAATTATCAGAGTATCATCAAGCAGCTATCCGATTTAGTGCCAAAGTATGAAGTGAAGGTGAAAGATGATGGATTCGAAGCATTCATCAACGCCCGGGATGATTAGATATCCCCCTGATTACGATCCAATTACTGAATATTGGGAGTTAATCGAATCAGGAAAGGAAATTGTCAGC